CATTTTGACAGAGAGACCAGGGAGTGCTCCAGCTTCAACTCGAAAGATTCAGCGGTTGCGAATTCGCTGGTCTCTTCGTCGAATACCTCCGCCAGAGGCACGATAATCCGAAGCACTCCCTAGCCCTCCTTTCCTGGCCGGGTTCCTCCTTACGGTCCGCCTACCAGGTCGATGATCTCGTCGGGCGACGGCAGCTTGGGCGCGCCGGTGGCGCCGTAGAGGAGGTCCTCGATCGACTTCATCTGGGCCGCGTCGAGCTTGGTCGAGTCGGCGACGATGAGGCTGGTTGGCGCCATGTCGGTGACGGGGACAGGAGTGCTGTTGATGTCCCACGAGAACGACAGGGCCTCCGGCGAGTCGTTGATCGTCGCGTAGGCCTTCTCCGAGGGAGAAGCGAGCAGGCCGTACACCATGTGGATCTTGTAGCCGAGCTCCTCGTCGACGTCGCTGCCGACCTTGGTGCGATACGAGATGCCGAACGTCGCCCGCGGCTGCTGGTTGATCTTGAGGCCATCGGTCGGCTCGACGCTGCCGTCGCACTGCCCGAACTCGTCGGGATAGGTGAAGGCCTCGATCGTGCCGCCGAAGGTCTCCGCCGACAACAGGTTGAGGTACTTGATGTTGTCCGCGTAGGCGGGGTTGGCCTCGGCGCCAGCAGGGGTCTCGGTGACGGTCGTCAGGCCGTTCCACGCGTAACCCTTGTCGTACGCCCCTGTTGCCTTGTTCAGGATGTAGAGGACCCCGTGATCAACACCGTGCTCGTACAGACGCTCTCCGGTGCCATCCCACGTGATCGGCCCAGTAGGGGTCGTCATGCTCACTCCTCCTAGAAGTAAACGTCGTAGATATCGTGGTTCAGTTGATCCAGCGTGAAGTGCCGGACCAGGGTCGTCAGGGGAAGTTCGGCGACCCTGTCTGGGATGAGGCTGTCGGGATCCCGGTCAATCACTGTGACTTGATACCGGAGCCGCCGGTGGTACGGCCGGTTATCGGCGAAGAATACCGCCTGATAGTCCCGGTTGTAGACGATAGCCGGATAACTCATCCTGACGTTCTCGGGGGGCTGGAAATATACATTCTCATTCCCCAAAAGCCCCTCAAGGAGCGACTGGAGCAGAAGCCGTTTCTCCATTCCACAGCCCTCCAATCGACAAGATGAGTCTTGGCCTCTGAACTTCCACGAAAGTGACCGTCCAGGGTGAGCCGCTCCAGCGGACATACCTCATCTTCGCGAAGTTTTCGTAGGCATAGACGTCCGCTACGATGCTGATCCTGTTCTGAGCGGTGACATCGGTGTTCAATGTCGCCGGGATCTGCGCGGAGTCCTCCAGGCGCCGGGCTAGCATGAGAACCTCACCATAATAATTCTTCTCGGTGATTTCCTCTGTCCAGACGCCTGGAGCGGTCTCCTCGTCGTTCGCGTAGCCTACGGCTCCCTGGAACCGCATCTACGTCCTTTCTAGGAGGCGGGGCGCTGGAACGACCAGTCGCTGGAGCCGTTGTCGGCGAAGGCGTAGCCGCCGGCCGCCTTGGCGCGGACGTGCATGTACGCACCAGGCGCAAGCGCCGTCTGGGCACCGGCGGTCAGAGCCGACTCGGTACCGGTGGTGTCGTCCACCTTCACGTAGGACACGTTGGCCATGGTCGGGATGGTCACGACGCCGGTCGTCTTGACGAACGTCGGACTCGTCGGCGCGCCAAGCATGGTGCCGGTCGTGTTGCTGACCACGATGGCTGACTTGTACTTGGTGAGAGCGCCGGAGAGCCGAGTCTCGTACAGGTAGGTGAACTTGTTGTAGTCGATGTCGAAGTCATCGAAGAAGTTGACTTCGCCGCCGCGGTCCGTACCCACCGAGTAGTCGGTGAGATTCACGATGATACCGATCACCGTGTCCTTCATCTGCTCCAGGATGTCGACCGTGACGATCGAGCCAACACCCATCGCGTCAGCCAGGTCGGTGACCGAGGAGTGCAGACGCCGGCCGAGCGTGTCCTTGGCCAGGAGCATCTTGGTGACCCAGGAACGAGCCGTGTAGAGCGTCGGGACGCCGGTGCCCTGGAACCACTGCATGCCGGCCATGATCCCGTCGACGATCTCCTCGGTGGAGCTGGAGGCGTCGGCGATGTTGATGTTGATCTTGGTGACGAACAGGTCCGCGTCCGTGAGGATCGGACGGATGTTGCCTTCCTTGATCTTGTCCGGGTCCGCCACGTCGCGGCCGTCGCCGACGAGGATGGCGCGGGCGATCTCCTCGTCCAGCATGACCCGCATCTCGGCCTTGAGCCAGGTGACGATGTCCATGTCCGTGATGTCCAGGATGTCGTCCCGGTCGAGCTTCTGCTTCTTGTACACGGTCTGCGGGGTCGTAATGCGCTGCGTGAGGCCGAAGAACTCCTCGCGCTTCATGGCGCCCTTGACGTATCCCCTCGCCCGGGCCTCGTCCATGGTGATGTCCGCGAACTGGCTCTTGATGCGGGTGAACGGGACGTGATGGGTTCCGCCGAGCACACCGGCGACCCACGCCTGCCGGCGGGAGATCCACTCGGGCGTGTTGTCGACGCTCTGGGCGTCCGGGAACAGCAGGTCGATGTTGTTGACGCCGTGCGCCAGGGCGTACTGCTCGACCGCCTCCTTGAGCGAGCCACCCTTCTGCGCCGCGCTGAAGATCTCCTTGAGATCGGAGTGCGTGAGCGTTGGCCCAGCCGCGGCGCCGCCGGGGGTCTGGTCAAAGACGTTACGGGTCACTGTGGGTTCGCCCTTCGAATCAGTGGCAGGAGTGCCGGTCGGGTCGGAAGTCATGGCGTCTTGCTGTACGGCCGCGCCGATGAGGGCGAAGACGAACTGCTGCTGCGCCTCGCTGAAGGTGTTGAACATCTCTTCAGGAGACAAGTCGCCCTGCGCGTTCTGAGCGACTTGAGCGGGCGGAGCGAGAACGGGAAGGTTGCTGACCGCGTGAGCCAGAGCCGGCTTCTGCTGGACCGCGGGGACCTGAGCCCCTGCGACCGGAGGCTGAATCGGGCCGACCGTGATCTCGGCGTCGGTGTAGATGATGGCCATGTCCTCGAACGGGGTGTAGCCATCACCGTGAGCAAGGTTGACGTTGTCGATGAAGGCGCCGGGGTTGGCTCCGCCCAGAACCAGGCTGACCTCACGGATGACCCCGTGAACGACCTCCATGGCCTGCTGGATGAGCCCGTTGGCGAAGATCGACAGCGCCTTGATGTCCTTGTGGATGACGAGCGCCTTGGCCTGCTTGCCGGTAGGCGTTTCGTTGAAGAACCCCTCGCCGTAGACTCCGTCGTCCCTGTTGTGCAGAACGACATGGCCAAGGATGTTGTCAGGGGAGTCGTGCTGATGCTGCCACACGAGCGGAACGGTAGTGCCGTCGTTGCTCTTGAACGCGTGCGCCTTGATGGTTCGGCCGTCAGAGCACCTGACGCCGCTCCTGGTAGCGTAACCAGTGAAATCAGGTTCCATTTTGACTGCTTACTCCTTGAGGTGTCGTTGGTACCTGCGGCCTCATCGGCATCAGAGCAAGGTTCGGCTTTCGAGCCGGCCTCGGCGGAGGAACAGGAGCCGGGAGGTTCTTGTTGAGAAGCTTGTCGGCATTTGGATCCTTGGACGGCTTCCAGCCGATGACAGCCCGCATGTCGTTGGACGAAGCGACCTCGTTCCTCGTAAACTTGTCGACGATCTCTGCAAGATCCTTGATCGGTACAAGCTTGAACGGGTTACGAAGGAAGATGATCGACTGGCCCTGCGACCGTGCTGTCTTCGTGAGGAAGACCCTTGCCATTGCTTCCGTGATCGCGGTAAGAATCGGCTCGATCGACCGGTTGAAGTAGTTGATCATTGCCTCTTCGTTGGCGGTCCCGTTCATCACCTCTTCGGTGATGCCGAGCTGAGAATAGAGCATCTTGGTGAGATACTCGATCTGATCCATCAGATTGTTCTCAGCCGGTCGGTTCAGCTGGACAATCTTCTCAGTGCCATCCGTATAGGCGATTCCGTACTGCGACCCCTTAAGCTGGAATTCGATCTCCTCGAGCCGCTTCTGCGCTTCCTGTCTCCGTGCCGGCGTCTTGATGACGTAAGGCAGCTGAATGATGATGTCCAGCTTGCCGGAGGCGCTCTGTTCATCGACAGCATCAAGAAGTGCAAGCTTCCTGAGAAGACGCTGAAGAGTCGAGCTTGGCTCGTTCATCACCGTGTAGAGAGGATTCTCGATGATGGCGCACATCGCCTTGGGGACCGTGACCTCTTCCTGCAGCCCCTTCCGCTCATCGTACGCCTGAACCTTCACGTGTTTCGGATACCAGGCCGTGATTCTCCCGACACGCATGTTGGTAACGTCATACCCGCCAGTCACCAGCGGATTCAACGTTGTCTCAACGGGAACAATCGCGACGACACCCCAGTCGAAGAGCGACTGAACGATGTCTTGGCGGAACGCAGTCGCTGCCTGATCGACGTTGGCTTCCACCGTCAGGCATTCGTTGATTCCGCTGTCGATCTCCTCCTGGTACTGACCGTTGTCATCCAGACGAGCATGAAATATAGGAACGGAGGTCACGTCGATCGCGAGGCGGGTATAAACCGAGGAAATGATCGTCTTCTCGCCCGCGTACCTGTAGCGAACGCGATCGGGACGCCACGAATATGAAGCGCCTAGGTCCTCTACTGGCCGATCCTGCCAATGCGTCTCTTCGTACCAGAACACGTTCCAGGCGTGCTTCAGGCTCTCTCTGAACTTCCTTTTAGATCTGGCCATGTCCTCCCTTCCTACTCGAAGGAATCCTTGTTGAGCTTGTAAGCCACGAACGCATCCATCATGGCCGAGACGTTGTCGATCTTCTCCTGGTGACGCTTCTTCAGAAGCTTACGGTTGCCGTTCGTATCCTCGATGGTGATCGCATTCCCCATTGCAAAGGTCATGAGTGCCTGGTCGAAGATGAGCATCCGCTCTTCGGATAGCGTCTTAAGTTCGCCTAGAGGAACCGACTCGGTTCTGGCTCCTTGAATGACCTTTTCGATACCGAAAGGCCCGTTCTCGGATTCCCAGCGAAGCACGAATTCCTTGGCGTTGTACGGGTCGAACCCGAACGCCCGGACGTCGTATTCGTTGGCCAGGATGAACCGATCAAGATCGTCATAGACCTCCATCATGTCGAGGATTGCGCCCTCAAGGACATGAAGGCTGCCTTCAGTAATGAACTCGTCGTACTTTTGCCGCATAGCTCCGGGAAGCTTCATCATCGTCAGGTTTGAGATGTAGCTCCTGGTCTTGACTCCGAACGCTCCGTTCGACATCGGGAAGAGGAACGTAAACGCACAGAAGTCGTCTCCTTGAGAAAGGTCGGCGCCCATAGCACAAGGCATCCGCCAGAACTCGTGAGTACGATGCGGAAGGGTTTCCTCGTACGTGAAGAAATACGTGTAACCCTCCATCGGAATCCCGAACCGCTTCGCCAGAATGTCATTACGAGTAGACGGCGCTTTCTCGGCTCTCTCGACATCCAGCTGATAAGTTTCATAGCTGACCGTCAATCCTATGTTCGGATTGGCCTTCGGCCACATAGCTGGATCGGCGACTTCCTCGATCTCGTCCAGTTTGTAATGCCAGATCGAGACATGAGGGTTGGGATAGTCCCCTCGGAGGATGTCTTGCAACTCCATTTTGATTGTGTCGCCGCTGCCGTTACGGACGGTACCCTCGGAGCTCGTAGCGACAATGAGATAGTCCGGAAGCTTCGACGCTCCTTGTTCCAGAGCACCGATGACGTCCTCACGGATGTCAGTCGACAGCCACTCGTCAACCGTCGACACCTTTGGTCGAAGCCCCTGTAGTTTGGCCACCGACATCGGCCGGATCTCAAGTAGCGATCCCGTGAGGAAGTTCTCGATCCCCTTCTTGGTCGATGCCAGCTTGACTCGGTTAGCCCTGGAACCTGTGGTGTTCTGAAGTGAGCCTTCGGTGAGGAACTCAAAGAGCGGTCCTCTTGCCCTGGTGATAGCCGTCCGGAATGGAGACATCACCTCTTCGGCTTGCTTCATAGTCGGTGCGGTTGTGATCTGATGTGTCGTAGAGACATCCACGTTGAGGAAGTAACTCTGGATGCACTCATCGTACATCGATTTCGCCGACCCGCGAGCACAGATTATGTACTGCTTGTTGACCAGCCGCTTCTTGATGATCTTACGGACGTACTTACCGCCGTGACCATCAGGATTAGGGACGTAGACGCTCCGCTCGATGAAGTAAAACCAAGCAAGGAGCGCCTCGGCCCACAACTTGAAGCTTGGCAGCAGATGGAAGTCGCTACCATCCGTCAGCGTTAGCTCGTTCTCGCAGTACTTGACAAACCCTTCGATCGCGCCATCGTCATAGTAGAAGTTACGGTCGAGGATGAGCGCGTCGATGCGGTTCATCTCCATCGAGATTTCCCGGTTAACCGGTATCTCGCCTCGGAGAACAGCAGCACGGAAAGCGCCGTAATAGATCGGCGTAGCCGTGTTCGAAAGACCCATGTCGACCCTTCTTGACGACGAACGTTACTCCGCGGGGAGCTGAGCTCTCAGATCCCCTCGGGTCCCGTCGACTATCCGGGCCATCTGCCGGAGGTCGCTCAGGAGATCAGCGTCGATCGCGAGAGCAGGCGTGCCCAGCTCCTCCTTGAACTCGGCGATCTTCTCCGAGACGTCGTCCAGCCACTTGGATACCTTGGCGGCGAACTCCAGCGGGTCCTTTTCCGCCGGGGGCGACGGGGGCTTGTTCGGGGGCATGGCTTCTCCTTACGCTGTGTCTAGTAGCTGATCGAGATCTCCTGGAGTGACGTAACCAGTCCAGTGATCATAGAGCGGATGACCGCCATCACGATAGCAGGCGGCGACGAGCTGAGAACAGATCATGTGGCCGGTAGATTCTATGTAAGCCTTGAGATGCGGAGCGGGGATATGAAAACGGCGCAGGACAAGGGCGCCGTAATCTGGCCACGAATACCCGATCTTTGCAGCCAAATATCGTCTACCGGCCAGCACGATCTCGGAACGCTCCTTGTCGGTCAGGTCGATCAGACTTGTCGACAGGCGATGCGGAATGTTCCGATACTTGTCGAGACTATCCTCGTGGATGCCTCCACCGGTCATCTCGATGACGCGGCCTTCGCCAGCACAGAGAGCGGCGTGCTCGTACTTGCTGAAGCCGGTTCCGTTGAGAAACTGCATGAGCGCGATAGTCCTGCCGCCCCGGCCGGCGATGTTGGTCAGGATGAAGTCGCCTGGCTGAGGCGCGGCCATCTTTGGCATCATTTCTTCGCCGCCATCTTGATCAGTTCTTCGACGCCCTTGGTCGCGTACTTCGACCCGAAGGATGTCGCCGTCTGCTTAGCGATACCGCCGGCGACTGCACCAGTGGCAATGAGAAGCCCGATAGCGACCTTCTTGCCGGTGGAAACCTTCTTCCGGTCGAGCCGGCCGTACTGATCCTCGAGGTTCAGACGGGCCACAAGGTCTTTGAGTTCCACGTTGGACAGGTTGTGACTCCCGTGGCTCCTGGCGAGGGAGTGAAGTTCTGCGGCTCGATCTGCCTCCGGAGAAACATGAGGCCTGGGAGCCGTGAACGAAGGATGGTTGTGCGGGCCGGCGACTGAGGAAGGCGATCGGGTCGATCCAGCGGAGGAACTTGGATGTCTCCTGCGAACTCCCCACTTCATCCCGAGGACGCCATAATGAGCCAGGAACTCTCCGAGATCGTCATGCTGGATCTTGGCCGCGTGAGCCCGAAGAGTGACCGCCTTAGCCGCATGACGGTTTGCCGACCTGATGTGCTGGTTATGGAGCCGGCGAAGATTGTTGCTGGTCTCTCCCAAGGCTTCGGCTTTGCTTCCGCCATACCGGGCGTAGAACTGCCAGTCGTTCATCTGAGACGCGTTCTCGCCGTAAACACGCTTGAACGGGGCAGAGTGCACGCCCTTCGTGTTCAGATCTTCGTGTTCCTTCTGGGCATGCGCAGCAGCCAGGACATGAGCCTTCGCGATCGTCTCATGCGTGGCGGCCTTTTCCTCTAGCTGCTTCTTGGAATGCCGCTGGCCCCAGTGCATCCCCTTGACGCCGAAGTGAGCGAGGACCGCATCGACCTCCTTGTAGCGCTCTTCAATAGTAGGAGTAGTCACCAACGCTCCTCTCGGGATGGAGAAATATGACCTCCGGGAGCGCCGCCTCGACTGCGATGGCTTGCCTGAACTTGACGACACAGACGCCACATCGATCGGTGAGGACAGCGCCCCCGGAGGATTCTCACTACTCAGGTGATGCCAGGGCTGCTACCTGCGCGCCAGGCCGTCACCGTGGACGCCGACGGACAGGAAGTCCGGGCTGACCCGGTGCGACAGCAGCGGGTTCCCGCTGATGCTCGACAGCGAGCACACGCCGTTGCGGTTGTTCGGGAAGTGCGCCAGCAGAGCCAGCCGGTAGTTGCCATTGCCGACCGCGTGCAAGTTCAGGCCGGTGCCGCCGTTGAAGCGCCACAGGCCGAACTGAAGCAAGCTCGCGGTGCAGTTACCGGTGTTGACGATCGGGTTAGCGATCCCGGTGTGCTGGAGGAACACCCGCCCGCTGCCCAGGTTGAGCCGGTCGAGCGTGTTGGACAGCTGCGTGTCAGTGCCGACGCCGTTGACCGGGCCGATCGCCTGAGCGTAGTTGGCGATGACAACCCCGAGACGCGGACCAGTCCACGCCTGAGCGATGTCGAAGTGCTCCGGCCGGCAGCGAAGCTGCACCGGGCGCGGCCTCGGGTTGAGACCGAACTGCTGCGACGGTGCCGGCGAGGGGTCGTCGTGATGCGTGATCTTCGCCGAGAGCGCGTACGTCGGCTCGGACGAAGGCACGTCCCGCGGAACGATCCGGATCTGCCGAGCGCAGTTCTGCTGCACCGGCACCGGCCGCGGGGTGCAGTCGCCACGCCCGAACTGCGGGTTGACCGTGGGCGACGAGCCGTCGAACGGCGTGGCCTCACACGTGTGGTTCGTTCCGCCGAGCTGCGTCGGCACCGGTGACGGTGTCACACCAGCGGATGCCGCCGAAGCCGTAGCGATCGACAGACCCATGGTCATTGCCGCTGCGGTTGCGAGTAGGATCTTCTTCACTTTCTCTGTACTCCTTGTTGATTGCGTACTTCCCACTAGAATGAAGAACGGTCTTGCTCGTAAGGGTATGGTTCCACCTCCTTGTGGAATGGATTCGTCCCCCGAAGGGGACCTATCGTCACCGCAGCGGGAACGGCGGCGAAGCTTGTTACAGTGGCGAGAAGATGAACAGCTTATCGCGGGGATGGACAGGCACGATGACCTCTCCTCCTCTTCCGCGTATAGCCATTTTGACTGTAGACACAGTGATCACGGCGTCGGAGAATCCTTCACCGGAACTAGTGACTTGCATCTTCTTCAGACGGACATTGCCAACGATCACGGCCATGTCCTGGCCAGCACCGAGGATTGTCATCTTGTGCAGGCGGACTGCACCTGTTGCGACGGCTCTTCCGGTACCGGAGCCGGCAATCCCCATCTTCTTGAGGCTCACCGCACTCTGGACATAGTTGACCTTCTGGGCGGATCCGTA